AATGTTGCCCGATATACACCGGGCAACACAAAAATTTTATATTTTTTTAATTGTCTACTTGACGGGATGCACACCACCCAGACAAATTATAGTGATTTTCTTTCTAATTTAGACAAACTTGCGAAAGATGCTGGAATAAAAGCAAAGAAAATTCCAGAGACAGTATTAGAAAATATTAAAGCTGGAAACTATAAAGCTCCAACTACGGGTGACGGTTTAAAAAGGCTTATTAATCTTGACGGATTGATTCAACAGGCACAGGAAGCCGGAATAGAAATTCCTCAGTATTTATTGCAGGGTATTTCAGATGGCTCGATAAACTTTCAATCAGCGATTAATCAGATGAACACGCTTCTGGATTTTAGCAGTGCAGCAGAAAAAGCTGGCATTTCTGGAAAAGAAATTCCGGAAGAACTAGCTCAAAGTATCATGCAAGGCAAAATCAGTGTTGATGAGGCAATAAATCAACTGCTTAGCGGTTCTGGTGTAGCATCGACAACACAGGCAGAGACACTGACAAAAGAAAAAGCGACTAAGATTAAGAAGAATGTTGAAGATATTGGAAACGGCAAGATTAAAGGGATAAATACCTCAGCTTATACTTCATCGCTTAATACAGCGAGTCAGAAAGCAAAAAGTACCAAAAAAGAGATTGAGAAAAATAGCAAGTTAAAAGCAACCAATAATAGTGCTGCAGCAAAAAGTACTTATAAATCTGTTACAGACGAAGGTAAGAAGGCGGTAAGCACTGTAAAGAAGACAGGAAAAGAGATTGGAAAAGGCGGAGCAACCAGTGTGGCTTCTACAACTTCGCAGTGGAAATCTGCTGGTAGTAAAAATGCTAAGTCATATATTTCTGGTGTAGCATCCCAAAAAGGAGCGGCTCAAAAAGCAGGAAAAACGCTATCTACTTCTGCAAAGACAGGTGCAAGCTCTGGAAAAGCTGGTTTTGTGTCAGCCGGAAGAAATATGGCTGCCGGTATCGCATCCGGTATTCATTCAGGGACTCCATTTGTAACGGCAGCGGCCAGAAGTGCAGTAAGAGCAGCCGTAGCAGCGGCGAAAGCTGCAGCTAAGATTAAATCACCATCCAGGGTGATGAAAAATGAGGTCGGCAAATACTTACCCCTCGGCATGGCAGCAGGTATTAAGGATAATACCGATTCTGTAGTTAATGCATCAAGAGCAATGTGTGCCTCAGCTCTAACAGCTTCTGCAGATGAACTTGATATTCATTCTCCTTCTCGGAAGTTCAAGAACATTATCGGAAAGAATATCCCGAAAGGCATTGCAAAAGGTGTAAGAGAATCTAAAAGCGAGCTTGTCGGAGAAATGGAAAGTGTTGTGAACGAAGCACTTAGTGCGGCACAAAATGCTTCTAAAAGCGGAAAATATTCTGAAATAGGAAGCAATCTGCTGTCTGGATTATCTACATCGCTGAGTACATCAAAGTCTCGTTCTTCTGAAACAATACAGGAAATTATTGATCAACAGCAAGAAAGTCTATCTAATGCCAATCAGAAGAAAGAAGAGGCGCTTCAAAATAAAATTGATAAGCTAGGAAGCAAAAAGGCAAACAAGAAGAGAAAAGCCGCATTAAAGAAAAGGCTCAAGCAGATGAAAGCTGCAGATAAGAAACAGGAGTCACAGCTTAAAACGGCCGGAGAAAAGGCGGCAGCGGCTTATAATGATGCCTTCGAGAAAGAATCTACCCGTATTACCAAGATTGCAGAAAAGAGTATACAGGAACTTTCTGAGACATATCAGACTAAATACAATGATATCAAAAGCAAAATGGATACTCTCACAGAAAAACAGCGATCCTGGGGAAATGTCTATGATTTGAAACAGAACATTGCAGATATCAAACGGTATCAGACCAATTTGAAAGCTCTTGAGAATAAGATTCCAGAATCCATGATGGATAAAATCTTAGGAATGAATATGGATGAAGCGACAGCCTATATGGACTGGTTCCAGGGAATGACATCTGCAGAACAAAAAGCATACTTAAATGATTGGAATACGATGTATTCTTCTTCAGAGACTTTTTCAAAGAACTTCTTTTCAGATGATTTTGGTAAGATTCAGAAAGAATATCAAGACAAATTAAAAAAAGCAACAGATGATCTACAGGCAGAGATGAACCAGATTGGAACAAATATTGCGAAAGGACTTACTGCAGGAATGGATAGCGAGTCAAGAAACCTTTCAAAAACAATGAAGAAAATCTGTGCAAACCTTGTAAAGACTGCAAAAAAACAGCTGAAAATAAAATCTCCATCAAGGGTATTTAAGCGGATTGGTGTTTATAACATACAAGGAGCCGAAAAGGGACATGAAGCAGAAGCTCCGCGACTTTACCGTCAGGTTGAAAATGTATCAGAGACCCTTGCAGAGCGTTTTGCAAAGGCAAACTTAAAAGTATCTCTTCCGGATATTGCAGGTCGAACACAAGCGGCTTTATCGAGACAGGTATCAAAAGTATCTGCAAGTATTCAGCCGCAGCTTACAGCGGCACTGGCAGGAGATGCAGGTCAGACAATTTACAATGGACCAGAAAAGATTGAGCTTGTGACTAATCTTGATGGACGGGAGATAGCGAGGACTTCGGTGCCTTATATTGATGCGTACTTAGGAAATATGGCAGCCAGAAAAGCAAGAGGGGGCGTTTAAAATGTACAGAGGAAGCTTAGGTGTGCAGATTGGAAACAAACATACCCTTAAGGACTGGGGACTTGGTTGGACAAAAATTACTCTTGGTTTTCCAGAGGCAAAAACGTATGAGCAGGATATTCCGGGAATGGACGGGGTGTTAGATTTTACGGAATCTCTTACTGGAGGGGATGTGAAATACAAAATCAGAACCCTTACTCTTGAATTTGAAACCCCTGAACAGGACTATTACGATTGGGGTATTAGAATTTCAGAGATAGCAAATTACTTGGCCGGAAGAAAATATAAGATAATCCTGGATAATGACCCGGATTTTTATTATATTGGAAGGCTAAATGTTGAAGTCGAAAAATCAGACAGGGTAGAAGGAACTCTTACCTTGTCTGGGAGCGTTGACCCGTATAAATACGAAAAGTTTTCTAGTCTTGAAAATTGGGAATGGGATACTTTTAATTTTAGAACGGGCATCATCCGAAATTATAAAGATATTGTTGTGGATGGTACATATAAACTTGTAATACCAGGCAGAAGAAAAAGAATTGTGCCGGTAATCTCTTGCAATACAGCTATACAGGTATCTTATGAAGGGGTAATCTATAATCTTTCACCTGGCAAAAACAAAGTTTTTGGTATTTGTATCAAAGAAGGGGAAAATATCCTTACTTTTTCTGGAAAGGCTACTATTTCGGTCGATTATAGAGGAGGGCTGCTGTAATGTATCGCATTTATTGTGATGATAAAACGCTGCATGATGTGAGAGACGAGGAGTATCAGCTTATAACACCAAAAATCTCTCTTGAACTTAATAAGACAGGGAGTTTTGAGTTCGGCATACTCCCTTCTCATCCTCATGTAAACGATATAAAGAAATTGAAATCTCGATTGAAAGTATATGATGTTGACATATCAGATAGTGGGGAGGCTTCAAGATTGCTATATTGTGGCCGTTCCATTACTGATCAGCGAGACTTTGAATATACTGGTCGGATTACATGCGAAGGAGAGTTATCTTATTTACTTGACACAATTCAGCGTCCACACACTTATGGAAGCCAGTCGGGAGAAATTCATAAGGCAGATACTAATATTGTAATTTTTAAACGATTAATAGAAGAACATAATTCTCAAGTAGAAAAAGAAAAGCAGTTTGAAATAGGAATTGTTGATATTGATTCAGTAGAAATTAAAACTTTGGCGACAAACTATGAAACTACCTGGGATTTTATTAATACGAATTTTCTTGAAAAATACGAAGGTTATCTTAGGGTGCGCTATGAAAATAATGTTCGTTACCTTGACTATGTGAAGCAATACGGAAAAGTCAGTACGCAGGTAATCCGATTCGGAGAAAATCTTCTTGATTTTCAGAAGTATGTAAAAGCAGAAGACATTAAAACGGCAATTATTCCAATTGGAGCTCCGATTGGTGCAAATAATGTAACAATCAAGACCGCGGAAGGACACGATGGAACGGACTATATTTACAGCCCAGAGGCAGTTGAGCTTTATGGGTGGATATGTGATAAGGTGGATTTTCCCGATATTAATAATCCAAACACCCTCCTAAAAAAAGCACAGGAATATCTAAACAAGTGCATTAATCTGACAACTACGATTGAACTGACAGCGGTGGATTTGCATAAAATTGATGTGGAGATTGATGCCATAGGCTTGGGAGATTTGATTCCTTGCGTGTCAACGCATCATAATCTGTTAAGCACTCCGGGAGACAAATCTACATATTATCTCGTTAACAAATACGAGATAGATTTGGAAAATCCTTCAAATACAAAAATTACGCTTGGAAAAACACTATCCACACTTTCAGAAAAAACTTTTTCCAATGAAGTTACATTTGAAAAAAGTGTTCTAATTATAAATAACAATGTAGAAAAAGTAAGAGAAACGGCTAGCGGAGCAAACGACAAGTCAGACATGGCGATATCTATCGCGCAATCGAAAGATATAGAAGCGATAACAAACTTGGAACTAGACGAAATATGTAAATAAAAAACGATGAGGTGATAAAATGGCTTATTTAGACAATAATGGCGTTACTTATTTATGGAACAAAATTAAAGGACTTTTTAATAAAGGGATTACTAATCTCTCGGTAAGTGGTAAAACCATTACATTTACCAAAGGTGATGGAACAACCGGAACGATTACGACACAGGACACAAACACGACATATGGTAATTTTAAAGGGGCGACAGCATCCGCAGATGGCGGTAGCGGTTTAGTACCTGCTCCAACGAAAGGAAACGAAGGTAAATATTTAAAAGCAGACGGAACTTGGGGAACACCGGCTAACACCACATATGCTGACATGAAAGGTGCAACAAGTTCCGCAGCAGGTACGCATGGTCTGGTACCTGCACCGGCGGCAGGTAAACAGTCACAGTATTTACGGGGAGATGGAACCTGGGCTACCCCTACAAATACAACCTATTCTGATGCGACACAGTCGGCACACGGTCTTATGAGTGTTGATGATAAAAAGAAATTGGATGGTATCGCGAGTGGTGCGAACAATTATGTTCATCCAACTTCGAGTGGTAACAAACACATCCCATCAGGTGGTTCAGCTGGTCAGTTCCTTAAATGGTCCGCGGATGGTACTGCGGTTTGGGCTAATGACAATAACACAACCTATAACGACGCTACTCAGTCCGCACACGGTCTTATGACCGCGGCAGATAAAAAGAAATTAGACGGTATTGCCACAAACGCGAACAACTATACACATCCTACGACAAGTGGTAACAAACACATCCCGGCGGGCGGTTCTTCCGGTCAAATCTTACGTTGGAGCGCAGATGGCACAGCTATTTGGGGCGCGGATAACGATACCACTTACAGTGATTTTAAAGCCGCCGCAAGTGGTGACGCAATGGGTACTCATGGACTCGTACCGGCACCAGCGGCAGGACATGAGACTATGGTGTTATTCGGGAGTGGCTATTGGGGTAGCTTACAAACGAGGGCTTACAATCCCTCTGCGGATAAATGCGGCTTCTGGATTACGAGGGATGAAGGTGAGGCGGCCGTAGATTTATGTGGGTTTGTCTTTAGTGGGGCAACTAGTAGTGCGGCCGGTGTTATGAGTGCGACCGATAAAAGTAAGCTCGATGCGTTACCGACAAACGCCACCTTGTCGAGTACATACGCTAAGAAATCAGAAATCACAAATATGTATAAATATTGCGGTTCTGTCGCATCCACTGAAAAGTTGCCGACAACCGGACAGCGTACCGGTGATGTTTACAATATTGAGGCGGCTAGTAAGTACGGCGGGGCAGGTATGAACGTAGCTTGGAATGGTACCGCATGGGACCCGCTGGGCGAAATCTTTACTATTACGGCAATCACAAACGCGCAGATTGACGCTATTTGTGTATAAAGTGAGGTGGGATTATGGGTTATCTGGATAACGACGGTTTGACGAGATTGTGGGCGAAAATAAAAAATTACATTGACGCTCATTCATCTGGCGGGGTTACGCTCGATAAAGTATACCCCGTAGGTAGTATTTATATGAGTGTAAATAACACAAACCCCGGAACGCTTTTCGGTGGCACATGGGTAACGTGGGGAGCTGGTCGGGTACCCGTGAGTGTAAACACATCGGACGGTGATTTTTCAACGGTTGAAAAGACTGGCGGTGAGAAAACACACACATTATCAATTAATGAAATGCCGTCACACAAACATTCTACAACAGTTAAAGTTACAGAAAAATCACTTACAGGTACAGTGCATAATTTTGCAGGGCAGAGTGCAAGTTGGGGTCCGGGGAACACGGTAAGCGGCATATGTAGTGCATCAGGTGACGATACTGCTTTTTATCCGAGTAATACAGATAAAACAACAAAATACAAAGACGGATTTAAAATTAATGCAACGCATAGCCATGTGGCAAGTGCGACGGTGGAGAGTGCCGGAGGCGGTAATGCACACAATAACTTACAGCCGTACATTACTTGTTATATGTGGAAACGTATAGAGTAGAAAGGAGAAAAGATGGGACTTATAAATGAGTATCTGAAAAAGATAAAAGAAGCCGTTTACGGAGAAGAAGTAAGAGATAGTATTCATGATGCGATAGAACAATGCTATAAAGATGCGACTGGGCATCCAGATTCGGTTGCGGCAACAGTCAAGGAAATCAGAGAGGTATCTGCAAATCTATCAAAAGAAACCGCCGACCGTAAGGCTGAGGTAGGTATAGAACGGAAAAGAATTGATAATCTTGTTAAGGACACTACCGATAATGTTGTAGAATATAAAGCCGATAATTTTTTAATGTCATGTAAAAGTGATGCGCAGGCATCTACTGCAGAGACAACTTTAAATGTTTTTAAAAACATTAGTTCTAAATCTGAAAATTTAGGAAATTTCATAACAATTTCCAGTGATTCAAAGATTCAGATTAAAAAAAGTGGGTTGTATTCATTTGATTGTAAAGTTCAAGTTACCGGCGTAAATGCGTCCACGGGTAGACAATATGCAAGGTTAAAAATTAATGATGTACAAAAAAACGAATACATGATTAGTTTAGTGGGAGAGACTGACGAAGAATTTACAAATTTTATTGTTAGCTTAAATGAGGGTGATACGATTTCTTTCACTGGAGAAGCCGATTTTGATGATACGTGGATAACACTTTATACGACTATACACATATTAGATTATGACGGAAAAGTAAAAATTCCAGATATTACAAAAGAAGTATCGGATATTAGAGTCGGTGTAGATGGCACAACGTATGACACTGCGGGAGCAGCAGTAAGGGGGCAGATAAAAGGATTGACTGACATAATAGATTTGACTTTTGCGTTAAGTTCTTCAGTTTTAAAGAGCACTACTTTTAGTGTGAAGACCTCAAGAAAGTTAGCAATTATTATTCCGGAAGGGGTGATAGTCTATTATTATTATAGACCCGGAACCGCAGTAGCATATAAATATTCAGAAGGGAAAATACAACGGTTTAATCTTAATGCGGGTGAACAACAACATTTTGAAATACGGAGAGAGTCTAAGGATATCACTAGTAAAACATACCTAGAACTAATGTTAATCCCAAGAATTTTATAGAAGGGGGGATGAAAATGCAGCCGGTATTACACTTTGTTGTAAATAATCAGATTATTACCAGGACAGATACTTTCGTGCCGGTTCGTAACAGTAGAAATTATTTGTATGCAGAATTTGAGTTTCTGACGGATGATTGGGCAGGTAAAAGTAGAACTGCTCTGTTTCGTAGCGGGGACAGCGAACCAATCGCAATCTTGCTCGGAGAGACAGAAACAACAGAAGAAGGTGAAGTGTATGAACAGCGTTTTGAAAATGATTGAAAAACAGTCAGAAATCATCCAGCTTCAATCAGGAATCATTGATACCTTATAGCTCGAACTACTCCAGGGCGGCGTACTGACGGACACAGACTTAAAAGCGATTGAAAAAGCTGCAAAGCTGCAGGAGACGATGAACGAATAAAAAAAGGAAAACAGCCCCTTTCGGAGCTGCTTTTAAAAAATGAAAAAAATACTAACCTATGAAATTAGGTTATAAAATTATAATAACATATTTTACATGATACACAATGGTATTTATTGATACTATTGTGTATTTTTGTTCTCTAAGGAGGTGAAAACAATGAGAACAGTAGCAACAAAAAACAGGAAGAGAAAAAAGAAATATCCGTGGCGAATTATTTTAGACAATGGAAGACAGATTCCTGTCCCAAGTCAGCATGATTTCAAGAGCGACTTTATCCAGCATCATGGATGCAGTCTGGTGGCGTTTTACATGGCTCTACGCTACAAGGGCATCAAGAAAAATATGCAGCAGTGTCTTGCTTATGTAAAGAAGAAATTGAAGTGTGGCGCAAAGTATCCGCTCACGGAAATTGCGAGGGGAATCAATATGATCTGCTCAGGGAAGCCGGCAACTTATCACAAATCTTTAACGACCGAACAGCTAAATGTGAAGTTGAAAAAAGGCCATATGGTCCTGTTTGAAGAGGGCAACCCGACTCATACCGTGGTATTGCTTGTGGACTCAAAAACGGGAAAGATTTGGAGGTTTTCGGACGGAAAGAAAAGTGTAGTAACTGTTAAGAAAGAAAATGTACGAAGGTGTACGAACAAAACATACAGAGGCGTAGTAATTGTAAAATAGGAGGAAAAGTTATGAAGAAGAAATTATGTTTAATGTTAGCAATGCTGCTTGTAGCCGGAATGATTATTCCGTCAAATGTTTCAGCAAGGACTGTTAGTAGAAATAATTATAGAAACATGATTTATGCAGCGGTATCTCCACGGCCTAAGGCAACAGCAGTGCAGAACAAATACGACAGTGAAAAAGATAGGAGAGTCATAGAGTACAAGTGGACCCCTGCGAAAAAGGCAACCGGATTCGAGAATCAATTTTCGAGAGACCCGAAATTTAAAAACAAGACAAAGACTTACATATATAAATTTTCCGGAAGCTCAAAAGCCCATTGGGCAGCTTTTGAGTGTGATTGCAAGAAAGATGATTGTGAAATGGTGCATGGAAAATATTATGTAAAAATCCGTGCATGGTACGGCAACTATCCAGGGAGATGGAGTAATGTATTAGTTTTTGCTGAGAAATAGGAGGGAAAGATTATGATTCAGGAAACGTTGAAATTACTTACAGGAAATTCATTTTTTGAAATTTTATTAATCGCTGTCGTATTAGACACTATCTTGGGAGTGCTCCGGGCGATTAAAGAACATAAGTTTAATTCTTGCGTAGGAATTGACGGAGCAATCAGAAAGGCGGCTATGCTGCTCAGTGTAGGCTTACTGATGCTTGTAGACATTATCATGCACATTAATATGCTCTTTATGATTCCGGAGCAGTACATAAAATTATTGGGTATTCAAAAATTAGGTGTATGCGAATTTTTCTGCCTGTTATTTGTTCTTTATGAGGCCGTTTCTATTTTAAAAAATATGACATTATGTGGACTGCCAGTACCGAAAAAATTGAAAGAACACATTAAAGAGGCATTGAGCGATATGACAGACGAGATGCCACAGGAAAGTAAGGAGGAATAGGCATGAGAAAATTAGTTGATGTATCGAGTTATAACGGAGTCGTAAGCTGGGAAAAAGCGAAGACATACGGCTGCCAAGGTGCTATCTTAAAAATCATCAGAAAAGATCTGAACAGAGATAAAAAGTTCAACGAGAATTATGCGGCTTGCAACGAGAACGAAATTGCCTGGGGAGTATATAATTACTCTTACGCAACTACAGCGACAAAGGCTAAAAGCGACATGGAGCTTGTCTGTGATATTCTTGATAAAATTGATAAAACACACTTTGAGTATGGCGTGTGGTTTGATATCGAGGATAAGGTACAGGCATCGTTAAACAAAACAAAGATTGCCGAGATTATTAACGCTGCACAGCAGGTTGTAGAGAAGAGAGGTTATCTGTTCGGCGTTTACACCGGCATGAGTTATTACAACGAACATATTGATAGAAAACTCGTAAAGTGTAACAATTGGTGGATTGCAAGATATTACAACTCAAACAAACGTATGCAGATTGCAACTGCACCAGATCAGGAGAAAAAGCCAGACGCGGCCAATATTGCATGGCAGTATACTAGCTCTGGTAGGTTTCCGAAAGTCATTTCGACTGGCAACTCTGGTAATTTTGACTTAAATGTAGTGTATAAAGAGCCAACGAGTAAAAAGGTTGAAGAGACTAAGAAAACTCCGGCTAAGACAAAGACTGTATATTATCCTAAATATCGTGGAAAATCCAGTTCGATTGTAGATGCCCTGAAATCATTAAAAATCAATTCTTCGAAGAAAAACAGGGAGAAAAATGCAACTTTAAACGGCATTAAAAATTACAAAGGTGGCGCATCACAGAATACGAAGTTGATTAATTTGCTGAAAAGAGGTAAACTTATTAAGAGTAAATAACTTGTGTAGAAAATAAAAAACAAAAGTTGTTTATATTATAAGTAGATTTAGAAATACACAGGTAATACACAAATAAATTGAACAATCCAGTATTTAAGCGGATTTTCAGAGCGTTTCAGTTTCCGTAGAAGAAGCTGCTAAGGCAGGTAAATTCTAGGTTTTACGAGATTTACAAAAATTTATCGAGAGTCGTTCGGCTCCCGATTTTTGTGTTTTGACAACATATTGACAACATTTACTCTAAGTTGTTGTCAATGTTGTCACCATTTATTACTTCATCAAGCATAGAAAGCATTTTCTTAGTAACATGATCTGTGTAGCGTTTTGTTGTCTGAATATTAATATGCCCGAGTCTTTTCTGGATCAGTGGCATTGGAACACCTGCCTCATAAAGAATTGTTGCATGAGTATGTCGTAAACTGTGGAAGTCCCATTCTTCACTGATAAGAGTACAGTTCTTTGCTTTACCATGAATGTTGCGGGAAGTGTGCTGCATATTTCGTGGGTGAGCCAGAAGACCACCCTGTTTAGCATTTACAAAATGTACAGGCCTTAAATCATTAAGTGAAAGAAGGCTGTGTGTTTCTTCATCATAGTTCATGTAATTTTCTTGATAATATTCTCCGCAGGTTTCTTTATCAGTCAATTGAAATTCCAGCGTTCTTTTTAGCAAGGCAAGAACATTGTTACCAACAGTAACCGTTCTGGATGAATCGTACTTAGGTACATACAGAAGCCACTTACCACATCCAGAAGGTTCTTGCATTTGTTTATTTATTGTAATTGTTTTGTTTTCAAAGTCTACGCAATCCCAGGTTAATCCATAGACCTCTCCAAGACGTAATCCACAATAATAGCCAAGCATCAGAGCAAGGTGGGAAGGATGGCCTTCTGGAAAGCGTTCAATAATCGCATTCCACATATCTTCTTCAACAAAAATATGATTCTCTTTCCTTGTGCCTACCTCGGAATCTTTCCTTTTATTTGGAAGTGTCAGTTTGTAAGACGGATCCACAGAAATGAACTTTGCCTGTACAGTCGCATATCCAAATGCAGATGTCAACATTCCCTTAATACAAGTAAGAGTATTTCTACTCATACCAGTTCGGTGTAACTCGGCCAGAAAGTTTCGTAAGGTTTCTCCCTGTACATTTTTAAGTTTGTAAGAACCAATATAAGGTTTAATATAAAGACGGATCCTTTTCTTGTATGTATTTACAGTTGTCTCTGCAAGTTCTTGTTCTACATAATGCTCCATCCAGTAGTCGAAATAGTCAGCTACAGATTGCTCCGAGACCTTAAAAGCAATACCAGTGCTATTATATTCAGCCAAAGCTTTTGTGCCGGCTGCCTGAGCCTCCGCCTTTGTTCGGTATCCGCTACCGGTTTTCCATTTTCTCGTTCCATTCACACTGGTCAATTGAAAATAATACTGCCAGGTTTTTCCGCGTTTTCGTGTGCTAACTTTTCCCATGAAAATCATCCTTTCGAAAAAAGGGTATAAAAAATACACCCTATGCAAAATGCAGGATGCGTGGTATAATCTAAGTGATGTAAAGATTATCAGCCATCCTGGTTGATAGGTTACTAGAAATCCGGTATGGCAAGTACCGGATTTTTTCCGTTTATAGGGTCATTATACAGCGTGCAGAACATATGTGCAAGGAAATGTTGAAAAATGTTAAAAGGCTATAATGAAAATTTTTTCCTTAGACCATAATGAATAGTGAAATTTTGGGATAAATCAACCTCATCTATAGCATCTATTTTATAATACCAACAGGTACGATGTTTTCCTTTTTTTGATTTCCACGCATTCCCTATGGCCCCTAATTCATAAAGAAAATGTAGGGCATCATCAAGATTATCAATTTCGCTATAAGAAGTTCGGTTTTCTTCATAAAGAGTTTGGATATCACTATAAGAAAAAGATGGTCTTTTAATTCCAGCTATTAATTTTAAACATTGCGTACTATAAGCACTACTTTTGTAAAAAGAAGCTTGATTGAGCATTTCATTATAAAAATTTGTAGCATAAATTTTTCTAGTCTCTTTTAAAACTGTAGCTGAAAAACACGTTCTCTCCGGAAATTCTTTTTTTGCACAGTTTAGAAATGTAACAATGTCACGAGGTCGCCCAAGACTATGATCTAATAAGAAGTCAAGAGGATTTTTCTTGTCAATTGATTCAGGAAATAATATTTCAAATAGTTCTTTGTTTGAACGATTTTTATAGGGTTCGCAGGAAGCCCTTATTTTATGAAAAATCATACTAATTAAAGGATGGTCCCATTTATCATGAGTAGAGTCAAGTAACCAATATAAATCTATGGAACAGGAGGTTTTTATTTTATTTAGATTAGGATGATTTCCCTGCATTTTATTTAATATATCACTGCGCAATAGCATGATTATTTTAAGACTCTTGGCACGAGAATTAAAATAAAAATTATATTTTTTGGCAGCGGTTATCAAATTATATATAATATTTTCGCTTTGTTCACCAGCTTCCTTTTTTAATTCATCTAAATCGTCTAAAATAATAAGTAGATGGTCGTTTATTTGAAAACAATCAAAAACGAGTTGTTCAAAATAATCAATTAAATCAAAAAATCTCTTGCGGGTACTCTCATAAGAAACCCCATCAGATGTTTTAATTCCGGCAGAGTGTTGAAAATTCGAAGTCTGTAACTTGTCAGAGTGAGAAATACCGTGAGAAAGATTTCCAGTAATCTCTTGATTATTAGTAGTAGATAAAGATACTATTTTATAAAATGTGTCATCATTGTATTCAAGCATAAATTTTCTCAGCTTATTTAGCTTGCATCTGGGAAGATGTTTAAGCCAACGATGCTTATTTAATAATGAATTTGCAATTTCATATAGTAAAAACCATTTGCACAATACTGAAATATAATCATTTGTTAATTCTTGCTCATCAATATTTATGAGTTTACATATCCAAAAATTTTTAGGATCAACTATGATGCAGGTCTGTTTAGAAGGAGATTGTTCTACAATATATTTAGAAAGATAAGTTTTTCCAGTTCCCTTACTTCCAATAATCAAAAATTTTTCATTGCTATTTATTATTTCATTATATTTATTGTTGGGATCAAAGAAAAGTTCTTGAAATCTTTTATCACGAGCTTCAACTTCTCCATCAGGTAGCCCCATATATAAGTCTTTTAATTTTACATCATTTAATATAATTTCCTCCCATATTATAATTAAAGACATTATAACATAAAAAAGGACAAAATAAAAAGGATTACATTTTGAATGTAATCCTTTTTAGGTGCGAGGTCGCAATGCCTCATTGACGAGTTCTTAGACTCTTGTTTCTCTATATTATCAATTATATACTAACTGGCAAAAAAACTATATTAGTCTACTATAATATCTATATTATGTCAACTGTTTTTTTATATTTTGATTATATCACAAATTGAGATTTTAAGAAATTAAGATTTTATTAATTTTTTAAGACTTTTTTAGAAAATTATGTTATAATCCCATCGTTGCCGCTCCCTATACTGGTGACGGAAGGGAGGTGCACAAATGATATCATTATACTCTTTTCTTTTTTCGGTATTGGCTGGTATTATTTCAGGAATCATTGTTGAGATGATTATGAAGTTACTTAGCAAGTGGTTTGGCCGGAAGAAGAAGTAAAGAACAACGGCAACCAAGCCCCAAATAAAACCCCTCGGTATTAGCGGTACCGAGGGGTTTTTGGTGCATAAATGATATCACCATTTACTCTTTTCTGACTTCAATATATCATATTGAGTCAGATAATTCAAGTATATCCTGGTTTGTAGCATATTATTCATTTTGGGTTTCAGAAAAATATCATTAAGTATCCAGTTAGTTTAGATGAATATATATTTTGTACGATTTGTCAATATAAATTATGAATAAAAATTGATATTATATAATAAAAAAATTATACAATTAGGAGAAAATAGTATTATGGATTTCAATGAACAAATTAAGCAGTTGTCAAAAAGAATATCGACATTAAAAAACTCAGTAGTTACAGAGGAAGCAACAAAAACCTCTTTTATTATGCCATTTTTTCAGATTTTAGGGTATGATGTATTTAATCCTACAGAATTTTTTCCAGAATATGTAGCAGATGTAGGCATTAAAAAGGGAGAAAAAGTAGATTATGCGATTATTATAGACGGAAAGCCATGCATATTTGTAGAATGCAAATCCTGTAACGAAGATTTAGATAAGCACGCAAGTCAATTATTTAGATATTTTGCCGCAGCTCCAGTTAAATTTGGAATACTTACAAATGGCATTGTTTATAGATTCTATACAGATCTTGAAAAAGATAATATCATGGATTTAGAACCATTTGTAGAGGTGAATCTTGAAAATATAAATGAATCAGGAATAAAGGCATTAATGAAATTTAGAAAAGAGACATTTGATAAATCTAATATATACAAAGCTGCAGAAGAATTAAAATATAGTACTCTTATTAAAAAAGTTTTCGAAGATGAGTTTGATACTCCATCAGATGAATTTGTCCGATTTGTACTTAATGACATATATACTGGTAAGAAAAACAAAAATATGGTTGAGAAATTCAAACCTATGGTTAGGAAAGCATTTTCAGCTTTTATAAATGATATCGTAAATCAAAAATTAAATGAGGTTTTTGATACCATGTAAGATGAAACAGAAAATACGGAAGAACAGGGGAATGAAGAGCCAGTATCTAAAATTGTGACAACAGAGGCAGAAATTGAGTCCTTTAATATTATTCGTGGTATGTTAGCTGATACTGTGCCTATTGAAGATATCAAATATAAGGACACAGAGAGTTATTTTGGGATACTTTATAAGAATAATAGTTGGAAGCAGATATGCAGAATTAATCTGGATACAAGGAAAAAGCAATTATTGATTCCAGATGAAAATAAAAAATTTATTCGTTTTTACATCGAATCATTGAATGATTTGTATAAATATAAGGATAAACTTATAGAAGTATTGAACAGATATTTGGTTAGATAAAATTTTTATAAATAAAAAGAGAACAGTATAAATGATGATATTATATGGCATCTCTGGTCTCTTTTTTTAATATTATGCGAGCAATTGTTCTCTCATCTTTAAAGATGTCCTATATTGCTCAGCATCGGGGAAGTCTATAAATTCCACAGTTTTATCAAAGTTTTCCTTAACAACCTGCTTTATCTCATCGAGTGTTACATAGAAAAATTCTCGTCTGGTATTAACCATATTTAACTTTCTGTCTTCGAAAGCTCGATGTAAAGCTGCCTCCAGAGCAGGAGCATTATCAGAGAATATCATGGCATGAACATCGAATTTAAACGGAACAGAGGCATCTCCAAGCTTATCTACTCTATCTTGCGGTTCTAATCTTCTTGTCATACCTATTTTATAAATATTTTCACCAAAAGACCCTACATTTGAAATAACATATACATATCCGGCTTTCTGGTTTGCTTCTCTGTAATCAATATCTTTTATGGACTTATCAATATTGGAAAGTTCAGTTTCTAATTCCGCTTTTTTTGCGATCAAATCCTCGGTCTCACCATGTTCTTTGATTTGGGACAGAAGATTTTTAAGTGCCTGCTGGTAATGGGTCTGTTCTTTCTTAATTTTTTTTCGCTTTTCTTCAATTTCTTTTTTGAGTTTTGCTTCTTCACGTTGCTGGGCACGAAGTTCACGTTGTTCTTCTTTTTCCTGTTGCTTTTTCTGTTGGTATTCAAAAGCCAGATATAATTCTACTATTTTTAAATCTATATAGGATTGATTAATATATACACTCATGATGGTTCCTAATTTTTGAATTTGTTCGGCGCTTTTTACGATTTTCCGTACGGAAGTTTCTATATTATTATATTTTACTTTTCCGATGGTCTCATCGCATTCGCTGTTAAAGGCTCGTAGTAATAATTTTTTCATGTCATTAACCATTTTACGACCTTTAGCTTTATTGTTATTTACCGTCCAGTCTGTATTACCAGAGGCAGCAATATCCTGTTTTATCATTTGTTTTTGTTGATTTCGAATGGTGGTTAAGCGTTCCTTATAAACATCAGATGACATAAAATTATATCGAGGTTGATAAAGACCATATTCCTGAACTAGCACTTCATCTGAAAAAGTAATGATATCCTTTGAAATCTTATCTAATTCTTTAGATTTTGCTTCTATTTCCTGCTTTTTCTTATTGAGTTCAGATTCAAGAGATGAAAGTTACTTATTAAAATCGTTGATTTTATGTTGTAGATCAATGGCATCATTCATATCAGGTGTAAGCATTTCTTTTAGTTCTTCATTCTCCTTCTTTATATTGCCGATATTAAAAATATCTGATAATCCCATGGTACCTTTCCTCCGTAATAACATATGAATTGAAACTAAAATGTTTCATTTTCAATTATACAATAAAAGCGGAAAAATGTCGAAAAAATGCATATAGATATTAAAAAATAGAGAATTGTCCTCATTTTTATTTAAGCGTAAAAAAGAAGCCAAGGTTATCCCTTGGCTTTGATGAAGATATTTAAATATTTTAAACTATAATCCTAATTCTTTCATAGCCTCTTCTTGTGAAATAAATTCATGACAATCGGAGTTTTCTTCGACTTCTTTTAACATGGCTAAATCAACTTCATTTGGTTCAACTTCTTCAATATCGTCCCATGTTTTAGGAGAAACAGTCCTTTTTGATTCATTTTGAGTGCCTTTATTAGTTTTTCTAATCGCTTATTCAATTCCATAATTCATATCTACAACTCCTAATGGTTCAAAAAATACCATGTAATTATCTACTACAGTACATTTTCCATATTTTAAGAGATATGCATCCAGTGCATCTTTTAAAAATTCTTC